ATCCTATGCCAAGTGTATTAAGATTTGGAAGGACAATCAAAACAAACGATTGATGGGTGATTTTAAATTTGCTGAACCAGAAGTATGTTCAGAAGCAGATACACTTTATAAACTCTATAAGGGTGGATATATGTTTGGGGTAAGCCCCGGTTTCATTCCAAATAGAGATAAGATGGTCTTTGGTAAAACAGAAAAAGAACCAAGGATCACATATAATGGGCAGATGTTATTTGAGGTTTCACTGGTTACGGTGGGATCGAATCCTAGAGCTTTAATGCAACAAAAAGATATAATTAAAGCTGTGGAAGATGAAGTAGTAGATGAGTTAGAAGTTAACGAATTACAGATGTTTATTGAAAAAAGTTTTAAAGATGTACAAAAAAGTGATTTCATTCAGATAAATAAGTCTGATGATATAAATAACTCTGATAAAGAATCCATTACTAAAGACATTGAGCATGAAGATGCTGACAGTGATCTGATTAGCGATGAGCTTTTGAATGAAGTTAAATTAAA